TATTATCAATTTTTTTTTATATTACAAAATATTTGTTCCTCCATTAAGTTTCATTATTTCTCTCAACTTTATTCTTTTCTTCTAAAATTTTATCAATATGTTTTATAACTTCTCTTATTAATTCGTCCCTGTCGCCTTTACCATTAGAATTGAAATCTGTTTCGTTTTTAACAAATCTACTAACACAACTTCCCATTATAATATTAAATTATAAAATAATAAATAATTTTTATAATTTAATTTTATTTATTTGAGAGAATAATCCAAATTTACTTTATTTATTGAGCCATTAAAACTGATGGTCCTTGCTGGATTACAACATTACCATTTTTGAGAGCAAAGCCTTTGACTACTTCAGCAAAATAGTATGCGTTATAGCGGAAATTTGTATGCTGGTTGGTTGGGAATTTGCGATGTAAAACTTCAATTGGTTTTTGATTAATGTAAATGCTATCATCGTTAGCATCGCCAGGCATAGTGCTTAAATTGACTGCTTCAAAATGCTGACCACCTAACATTTCAGTTGGTTCTATACCACCAAAAAGACGATATGTTCCGCCAGGTCTTGCTTCTTTACTTTCACTTACTGGAAGAGCAAAGGGGTCATCAGCAAATTCACCTGTTTTAGTTGTATAACTATCACGAGAATATAATGCTGTATGTAAATATACAGGGCTGTTATATACTAAACTGGCTTCAGTTGCTTTTAAAGCAGGATTTGTGATTGGTTCTGGGAATACAAGACTATCATTTACACGCATATCAAAGGTTGAACTTTTGGGGGTTGCTAACATAGCGTATTTACCATATAATGGATTGTAAAATTCTGGTGTGCTTTTTTGCTGACCAGCATTTGTTAATGAAGAACGAGCAGGGGCATTAAAACACCAAAATACATTTTTTACTGAAAAACCACTTAAAGGAAGTTGATGAATTACTTCTGTTTCACGAAGGGCTGGAGGAGTAATAGCAACTTGGTCGCCCATACTTGCTACATTACTAATAACATCAGTATATTTTAGAGCCATACCTTTTGTAGCATCAGTCTGGCGGTCAATATCTTCCATACGCTCATTCGCATAATAAATAGTATCTACAAACATCAAGCAACTATCTTTTACTAAAGAACAAGTATGTTCTACTAAATTTGGTGGTGCCGCACTATCGCTTTCAAAGCAACATAATGTTCCAACACCATTTGAAGCGACATCACCTGCTGTTGTTTGTTTGTTAAATTCTAATTCAACAACAACTTCTTCATTCATTAAAAATAATGGAAGTTCAATGCTTTCCAAAATAGGAAATAATTCACGCAAATAAATAGACCAGCAAGGTGTAGTTTCCGCAGAAGATGTAAGTTTCATATCATTAGGAACTACAGTATCTTCAGGGACAAAAGTTGATACAGCAACTTCACCACCTGTGGGCTGAAATTTACCAGCATCAACATTAGCATTTACTCCGCCAACTGAAGTGCCGAGTTGATTAGGAACTAAAGTATTATTTATTCCTTTCATAAATCTTACATAGTTGGCTCTGTAACTTGGTGTATTATAAGCGTGGGTCATTGAACGATAAAATGGTATATCAGTTATTTCGCAGATGCGTTTAGCACCAACACGAAGAGTGGCTTTTTTGATGAGGGAGTATATTCCACTGCCTATTGGAAGGAAACCAACGCCACCACCTGTAACTAACTGGAATTGAAGAACTGTATCACGAGAAAGAATACCTTTATTTTCAAAAACAAACCGAGCATTGTTATCATTTATGGTAATTGGTTCTAAAGTAGAACTTTCTACTCTCATAACTGCTGGGATATCATCGGTTTTTCCAAGAATTTGGTCACTGGGCTTTTCCATTTTTATATATTAATAATAAAATATTTTTTTATTAATATATTTTTTTATTTAATTTTTTATTCTACAACATTAACTCCAGTTGGACTATATTCTGCTACATTTCTACATCTAACAAAAGTGAATAAACTATTAGCAGTTGTATCATTTAAACCAGATTGAATACGAATAGCATATTCTCTATCTTTAAAGTTAGCACCTTGCTTTTGGCTGTCCATAGGAACGCCTAAAACAAATGTGCTATCAGGGTCAAGAGCCATAGGATATGGTAATCCAAGTTCTTGTTTCGCTCCAGCAAAAGCCTTTTGATTATTTATTCCTACATTACTCATAGGATTTAATGAAGAATGCTGATTTTCATATAAAGTAACACTATTGAGGGCTGGTTCAGCAATCATAGATTGAGGATTACCATCAACGCCTTCGGCTTCACTATCTAAAACAAAGTTATATGGGAATAATTCACCTGCTCTCATATACTGAACAGTTCTAATTGGTTGAGAAGTATTTGCTGGGGCTTCAGGTTTTGCTAAACGGAAACTATCAACAGCACGATTTGTAGATTGAGAAGATGGAATAATAGTGTGAGTAACTGAAATAGCATTACGACAACCAAATCTTAAGTTTGTAGTTTGGTCGCTGGAGAGAAGTGTGGAGTGTAATGACTGGATTGTATTGAAGCCTAAAAGACCAGTTGATGGAAGTCTATTAAATAATTCAGGTCCAGGTTTTACTAAATCAAATGTTAAGAAAACATTTTTTAATTCATAAAGATAATCATTATCACTTAAAACTAAAGTTTTTGCTCCAGCGTGGTCATATACAGCAAATGGCTGACTGACTGCCGCATTTTGTGCTAAAAGAAGATTTAATTGTAATCCGTGAAAACCTTTTTCACTAATATTCAAGGGCATATCGCCTAACATTCCAGCCTCAATTGGAATGGAGAAATTTGTTTCTACATTGGCTACACGACAAGTAGTAATAGATTTAGAACCTAAAAATGCGTCATCTAAATTTAATCCATTATTATAATCAAATGAATTATTCATAAATGGTTTAGAAGATGCTAAATATCTGTTGTAATTTCTAATTGTTTCTAAATTACGACCATTTAATGTTTGAATGGTTACTTCTTCTATACACGATGCTACACCAATTCTGTTATTTACTGTTGAACCATTTACGGCTGATTTTACAACTGCTGGATTATTTACTACAGATGCTCCAGTGCTATCTTTTAAGACAAAAGTTCCATTAAGTTTTAAAGTTTTTGGTAAAAGGAAGGCTGGTTGTCTTGCTATTACGAAATTGATTTGGGGGAAGGTAGTAGCACTAAATGTATTACCAGAAGGCTGGTTGTTTGGGTGAATGCTTACTCTTCTACGTTGGGCATTTAATGGGACACTCATTTTTATATATTAATAATAAAATATTTTTTTATTAATATATTTTTTAATTTATTTAATTAGCAACTTGAATACCGCCACTTGTTACTAAAATTGAGCGGATATGATGAATAAAATGAACTACAAGTTTTGGGAAGGTTTGCTGGGTATCATATTCTGCCTTAAGGGTTAAATCACCAGCCTCCATAAGATTATAATACATATCATTTCTGGCGAACTGGCGACCAACTGCGAAATTCATTAAGACATTATTGAGTGATGTTAATTCCATATCAAAACCTTCAACAGATTTAATTAATTCATTAATATGCTGTGTTTGAATTAGTGGGTCATTAAGATTTGCTTTTTCTACTAAAACTTTACGCTGGGGCTGGAGACCATCACGACCAATATCATACTGGTAGTTAGAAATATTATCAGGTCTTCCTCGTAGCGATTGAGCAGATACTGAAAGTTGTTCATTTTGGTTAAGAGGAACACTTAAGACTGCTAATGCTTTTGTAATATTTGGAATACTGATTAACTGCGATGTAGGTCCTTGAATGGCTTGTAAATTTACAAGTCGTGTTTGGGTAGTTGCTAAATCTAAACGATAGCCACTTGAGGAGTTTGCCGCTTTTAAGTCAGCAGAAACTACATTTTCGTCCATATCTACTCTTTTAACATTGTATTGAAGATTTTTGATGGTGAAATTTACTTTGCTATCTGCCGCATCATCTAATACTTGTTTAACTGGAGCAACTGTTCTATTTGGAATTGGAATAGTGCGTGTATAACTATTTATTCTGTCTGCTTCTTCAACGAATACAGCAAAACCATTTAAGTCGTGACTAAACATATAATTTTGTGTAAGAATTGCGTCAGTTCCGCCAGTAAGTGTTGATGCTTGAGTTTCATTCGCAACAGCACCGCCACCAGGTCCTAAAACAAGGTTTTGGAGAGGAACAAAGAAAACTCTTGCTCCTCTATCTTTTTGGTCAGTTGTATCAGGTAATTTTGATATTCTTGTTATAACACCAAGTGCTTTTTTAGATGCCGCACTTTCTGCTAAATCAGTAATGAAAAGTCTATCACCTACACTAAAGGGCATAGTAACATTTGGGAAGCAAGTTGTATTAGGATAACCAATACCATTACTTCCAACTTGATTTAAAACTTGGAATGGCTTACGAGCAGAGCCATCACCAAAATAAGTAATATTAGCAGGTGTTCCAGGACTTGTGGTAGCAGTGAAAGTATCAAGAACATTTGTTGAACCTAAATCAATAAAATATTCATCATTAGCACTGGTAATACGAAGACCACCCATAGGTTGCTGACCAGCCTTAACTGTTAAAGTTGCTGGAGTAGAGCCTCCAGCAGATGGTGTGCCTAAAACAACTGCTTCTCCTGCTACTGGTGGGGTATGACCACCAGATGTAGCATACCAAACTGCTTCCTCAACCGCTCCTGTTCCAGCATTTACTAAAGTTGTTTCTATAAAACCAATTTGAGTTCCGCCAACTGATGCGGTATAGATAAATCCATTTTGATAATTAGTTCCACCAGCAGTAATTGTAAATGGATTGACTTCCGCATCACCGCCGACTGCCGCCTGTTTGGAAGTAACCATTAAGTTCATCTGTTTGGGCATTACACCATTTGATGAGCCTATGCCTAAAGAGCCAGTTGTAAATTCTAAAGCACGACGATAATCTTCCATCTGTATTTCTGTGCGTAATCCATTGAAAACAGCACAAGGAATAAATTTATCACTATCATAAAAATCAGTTTTTATTGTTCCACTGAACTGAACAGATTTGGCTACATCTGGGGCTACTACAGTGCCTCCAGCATAAGTGGTTACGTCTGGTTTCCAATATAAGTTATTATCAATAGATTTATTAGGCTGGACACCTTCAAATTCAGCACGATAATTATCAACAGATGTTGTTTTGCTGTATTGATATTTCTGGGCTACTAAAGTATTGTATTGGATAACTTCCTCTAAAAGATGAGAATTTGTAACATCATATGTTCTTACAACATTGAAGAGAGAATGTAATCCAGCATCACGAGATGGGATTGGATTACCACGACCTTCCATAGTAATGCTAAAAGAGAAATTAGACTGGCTGGGTAAAAAGTATCCTACATAATTTGGAATTAAAAATCTAACATTTCTATTTTGATTTTCACGAGTAATATCTTTTTGATTTTCTGGCTTTATAACCAAAGTCTCACTAACAATGGGGGCTTGAGTTGGAGTATCAGTAAGGTCCATTTTTATATATTAATAATAAAATATTTTTTTATTAATATATTTTTTTATTTATTTATTTTGGATTTTGAATTTCAATTTGCGATGCTTCTAAATTTACCACATTTCTCTCACACTCTATACAACCTAACTTAATTTTATTACATCTACTTTTCAAAAAATAAGTAAGGACTACTCCAGCACAAGCGGATAATGCTCCAATCAATGTTATTAGAAAAGTAGAATTTTTTTCCAAAAAATCAGGTTGTGGTCCGCACGTAAGCATTGGGTCTAAACATTCTAATGGACATAATATTAATTCTGGATTAGTTGAAGCAGTATTCATATTATTATATTACATTTTTTTTTCTTCTTCTAATTTTTCATCTAAATTTCTTAATCTAAATATAAGTTCAGTTGGGTGTCTTAATCCTTCTAATATTTTACCTGTTGAAACTTCACGAAGACGGAATGATAAATTATATAAAAATTGTTCAGTTGGTAAATCACAAACAACTGGTTGGCT